TTCGAGACCTTCAAATGATCGAGCTATCTCCCGAGCTCCGGGCCTTCCTGAGGTCCAGCCGGAGCTTTCGTATGGCGGGCGGATCTCTACACCTTTACGCTGACGGATGGGTCCGGGCTCCAGTGGACGGATTCCGATCGCACCATCCGTGTCGGAGACCGGGTGTTCCTGGCAAATGGGGCGCTGATCGAGCGTACCGGTATCAAGCTGACCCGTGGCATCGAAACCCGGACGCTCAGCGTAACGCTGACGCCGACCGCCGACGTCACGGTTGCCGGGCGCGCCCTGGCGCCGTTCGTCGTTCGCGGTGGCTTCGATGGTGCCGACGTGTTGCTCGAGCGGGCGTTCCTGACGCTGGCGGGCGACCTGGTGGGGACGGTGGTGCGCTTCCGCGGCCGGGTGGGGCCGATCGATGACGCGACAGCCGACGAAATTCCGCTGACGGTGGTCAGCCGCACGCACGTCCTGGATACCGCCATGCCGGCGGACCTGTACCAGCGGGGATGCCTCAACACCCTGTTCGATCACGCATGCGGGCTGAACCGAGCCGACTTTGCGGTCGACGGTGTGGTGATGGGAACGCCCACCGATCGGGCGTTCGGCACGGACCTGGCCGCAGGGGCGGGCTATTTCCCCCTGGGCCGGATCCTGATCGGCGGCGTGCTGCGCAGCATTCGGACGCACGAGGCGGGCGGCCACCTGACTCTGTCGCTACCCCTGCCGGCGGTGCCGTCCGCTGGTACGCCGTTCATTGCCTGGCCGGGCTGCGATGGGCAGCAGGCCACGTGCGAGAACAAGTTCAACAACAACCGGGGATCCGGGCGCAATCGCTTTCGCGGTCAGCCCTACATCCCTGTCGTGGAGACCGCTGTATGAACGCGATCGCCTACCTGGCCGAACACGCGTCGGAGGCCGAGGTGCGCGCCGCCATCGTGGCCGAGGCCCACCTGTGGCTGCGAACCCCGTATCACCATCGCGGCCGCGTACGGGGTGTCGGGGTGGACTGCGCGATGTTGCTGGCCGAGGTGTACGAGCGTGTCGGCCTCGTCCCGCACATCGATGCGGAGTATGTGCCGGACTGGCACATGCACCGGGATCGGGAGCGGTATCTCGAGTTCCTCGAGCGGTACGCCGACGAAGTGCCCGTGCCAGCGCCGGGCGACGCGGCGGTCTGGCGGTTCGGGCGGACGTTCTCCCATGGCGCGATCGTGATCGACGGCCACCAGGTCATCCATGCCCATCGCGGTCGGCCCGTGGAGATCGCGAGCATGGAGGAGACGTATCTGGCTTCGCGTCCCGTGCGGTTCTTCTCGCTCTGGAGCCGCCATGGGTGGTAGCTCGACCATCTCGACCGTCGATCCGAAGATCGGCGGATTCGCGATCCAGAAATCCGCCCTGGGTATTGCGATCGCGCGGTGCTGGGGGACCGTGCGTTTCGGCGGGAACCTGCTGTCCTATCTGAATTTCCAGGCCATCGAGAACAAGACGGAGCAATCCGCCGGAGGCAAGGGTGGGGACGTTACCCAGACGAACATCGCCTGGACGTACCGTGCCGCCGTCATGATCGGCCTGTGTGCGGGCCCGATCGCGGGGATTCGGGCGGTCTATCGCGACAAAGCGGTGTTCAACGATAGCGAGGCCGAGGGCTCCGCATTGGCCCAAGCGGGGCTGAGCCTGGCGATCGGCCATCTTGGGCAGGCGCCATGGGGCTATCTCGTCACGAACTACCTGGACCAGGCGATCGGCTATTCGGGGCTGGCCTACGCCTATGCTGCCGACTATCAGCTCAACAGCAATGCAGGCCTGCAGAATCACACGTTCGAGGTTCAGAGCCTGATCCGGGTCGAAGGAAAGGACGATGCGAATCCCGCCGACATCGTCGACGACTTTCTAAACCATCCGGTCGCCGGCGTCCCCGGGTGGGGTGCGGACTGGCTGGAGGACCTGACGGACTACCGGACGTACTGCCTGGCCGCCGGGCTGCTGCTGTCTCCCGTTCTGACCGAGCAACGCTCTGGCGCGGAATTCCTCTCGGAGATCGCTTCGGCGTCCAACTCGGAAATCGTCGAGAGCGCGGGGCGCCTGCGGTTCGTGCCCTACGGGGATGCGGCCTTGTCGGGAAATGGCGCCACGTGGGCACCCGACATGACGCCCCTTTACGACCTGGGGGCGGACGATTTCGAGTCTCGTTTGAGACTGTCTCGCAAGGATCCGGCCGATGTCTACAACTGTACCCAGGTCGAATTCTGGAACCGGCAGAACCAATACAACCCGGAGACCATGCCGGCGCCCGATGCTGCGCACATCGAACAGTACGGGCTACGGAAAGAGGATCCGGTCGCGTTGCATTGCATCTGCGATCCCGCGGTGGCCAGGCTGGTGGCGCAGCTTCGGCTTCAACGCAATTTGACCGGGCAGAACACCTATGTTGGGGTGCTGCCCTGGAACTACGTCGACCTCGAACCGATGGACCTGGTCACGCTGACCGAGGAGGAACTCGGTCTCGACCGCCAGCTCGCGCGGGTGATCGAGGTCGACGAGGACGGCGATGGGCTCCTGCAGGTCACATTCGAGGAGCTCGACGTCGGAGCGGCCAGTGCGGCGCTGTATCCGTCCCAGGGTGGGGCCGGTGGTTCGGTGAACTGGCAGGCGGCGCCCGGCAGCATATCGATTCCGGCGCTCTTCAATCCGCCCGAGTCGCTGCTGGGCGGGACGCTGCAGGTGTGGGCGGCTGTGGCAGGCCTCTCGCCGAACTGGGGCGGCTGCGATGTATGGGCGAGCGCGGACGGAGATACGTACAAACGGATCGGCACGATCAACGGGCGGGCCCGGTACGGCGTAACCACGACATCCCTGCCGGCGGGCGCGGATCCGGACACGAGCCATAGCGTTGGCGTCGATCTATCGGCATCCGGAGGAATCCTGCAGAGTGCCACCGCGGCCGAAGCCGAGGCCGCATTGACGTTGTGCTGGGTCGGCGGCGAGCTGATCGCCTATCGCGACGCGACGCTGACGGCGGCGAGTCGGTACACGCTGGGAGGCTACCTGCGTCGGGGGCTCTATGGGACGCCATCGACCAGCCACGCGGCTGGAACGTCGTTCGTGCGGCTGGATGCTTCTCTATTCCGGTTCGACTTCCTACCGGAGCAGGTCGGCACATCCATCTTCGTCAAATTCGCTAGCTTCAACGTGTTCGGCAAGGCTGGACAGCCAATCGATGGGCTGCCGGCGTACGAGGTGACCCTGTCGGCGCAGAGGGCGGCACCTGGTCCCGCGCACGACCTGGCGCTGCAGGCGCCGTTCGAGGGCACGTATTTCACGGTGACGTGGGTGGCGGGGGAGCGAACCGAGCACTCGCGCGTGCGGGTGCTGGACGGCGCGACGGTGCTGCGGGAGATCCAGACGACGGCCACGGCGTTCACCTATCAGCTCGAGGACGCCGAGGCCGATGCCGTGGTCAAGCGGGACTACATCGTTCAGGTGGTGGCCAGCAACGCCGCCGGCGACGCGACGCCGGTTTCCCTGGCGGTCCACAACTCGGCACCGGCGGCGGTGACAGGAATCACGGCGACGCCCGGTACCGGGCAGGTGGTCGTCGACTGGCCGCAGAGTCCCGAGGTGGATCGCGCGGGCTACTACGTCTACTACAGCAGCACGTCGGGATTCGATCCGACCGAAGGGGAGGGCGTGCAGGCGTATGACGGGTCGGCGCTGACGGCGACGATCACTGGGTTGGCATCGGGCAACACGTACTACGGCCGCGTCGCGGCCTACGACACCTGGTCGAAAGATCCTTCCGAGCTGTATTTCAGCGCGGAGTTTTCGTTCGAACCGGATTGATTGGGGAAACGGGAATGCAATATCAAGAGTTTTATGCGGTGCATGCGGATACGGGGAAGGTTCTGCCCAACGCTACCGTGGTTATCAGGGCGTCGGGCTCGGATGCGTTTGCCTCGATTTTCGATGCTAATGGCGTCGCGATCCAAAATCCTACTCGAGCCGGTAGTGTCGGGCATGTGGGATTCATGGTGGCAGACGGCGAGTACGACATTCAGTTTCAACTCGGCCCGTACACGGCACCGCCGATCACGAAGATTCTATTCTTCGACCCCGTCCAACTGATCGATAGCGCGACCGGGCTGGTGGCGCAAGTCTCCGGCCAGGTCGAGGCGGTTCAAGCCATCGCGAACCAGGAAGGTGCTTTCAGGGCGTCGACGTTGGCGGCGGCCATCAGTGCGGGCGTGGGCGCAACGAATGAGGGTGACACGTTTTCGGCGACTGGCGATGACGTCGACTACATCGGCGTCTACCGGCACGATGCGGGGCCCCTGTCCACGGAAATATATCGCGGACCGAAGGCAGAGGCTGTCAAGGCGGCCGCGAATCTTGCATTGCAGGTCAATCGCGCGACTGCGGCCAAATTCGACAATCCCAACTGGTTCACCGGGAAGCAAGTTACTGGAGAAGACCTGACGGTATGGACTTATCCTCCGCAAAGCACTGTCAGTAGAGTGGTGCACCGTGGGGAACACTGCATCCGCGTGGCGGGCGGCTCGGCATGGGTATCCATCCCACGGGCCCACTTCGAGGAATCGCAGATGGTTTCCGTTGGGATGCTGGTGAAGAAATGGTCGGGTCTCACCTCGAATTCGAACAACTCGTCATTTCGCTGTTGGCAGAAAGACAGCTCGGGGACCGTCATCGCCGGTACGGAATACATCTGGCAATTTCCCAGTGCGGATTTCGATGGAGATACGTCCCTTCCCATCGAAGGGAAGCCGTTGCATGTGAATTGTGTGAGCGTGGAGTATCGTCCACAGGCGTCGGCGAATGCCGGGACCGGCGAGATCTTGTTCGCGGCCCCGGTCGCCTGCGGTGGTCCCAGCGCTCTTTACCGAGACTCTCCCGCCACTATCCCGCCGGAGGTGCTCAAGAGGCAAGATCTGAACTTAGAGATTACGCCAAACCTGGCTAAGCCTGCCTATTTGCTGAAGGACATCTACGTTACCGACACGGGCAGCCTGAACTCCATCCCAGGATGGCGCTGCTATCGCATTCCCGTGGTTGCAGGTCAGAAGTACACCTTTGGCAATTTTTCGATCGTCGGCCTCGGCTATTACGCGTTTCGCACCGACAGCACCGTGGAGCAGAACGGCTCGTTCAATACGAGCGGCTTGCCAGTTACCGTAACGGCGCCGGCCGGGGCAATATGGTTGTATATCGACGTCGCCAGACCGAGCAACTCAGACTTGGACTGGGTGAAAACTATTATTTGTCTCGGCGACACACTAATCCCTTATGTCCCAGGCGAGGACACCGTCAAGGGAATCGGCGGCTATCCGGTCGCGGGCGACATCGATACGACCGGGTTAGCTCGGCTCGGCGACGACGCGAACTTCGACAAGCTGACTTCATCATCTTTCATTACGGGAACCCTGATTCTCAACCTGCCTTCGGGCAGCACGCGCCCCCCTGAGGTGGACCCGAATGAGGCATGGCTGGACACGAGCGGTGCTGGCGATCCGTTCATCCGCGTGAGGGTTCCATGACGACAGTTATCTTGTTCCCCGCCAACAGGCTGGGCGCGACGGTGTGCCCGATCTTCAACGGACATACGGCTATCGTCAGTTCGAACACGGACAGATTGATCGATGGCAAATATGATGCGGCGGAGCTCGCCTTATTCAGGCACAACTGTCAAGGCACGTCATTTTTGAACCCGCTCGGTGTGGACTCCGGCGAGAACGCCAACTATGGTCCGACGATCATCGCAGTCAGCGGCACGGGCAGGATTTCATTCGGTCTCTACTATCGCACGGACAGGTGGGTCAATCCGAACACCGGCAGTGCCGAGGCAATCCCCGATTACAACCTCGCTACGTGGACTACTGCCGGTGTGGCGGCGTTCTCGGGCGCGACGCTCAGCGGCGCAAAGCCATCGCGCTATCCGAATCACGGCCAGCAGATGTTCGACATCAGCGGTGGCGCATATGGATACGACGTGGCCACGAAGACATTTGGGGCATCGGGAGGAACCGAGACGTTCGCGCACACGCAGCGCCAGCTCGACTATTTCGAATCGATCGCTGGCATTCGGATTTCGTCAGCGTCGTATGCGAACGGCCGCAATGAAGCGGCGCGCCTGTTGATTCCCCATCTACTCGGCGTGCGCAACTCATCGTACAGCTACAGCGGAACGGGCCTGATCAGCTATGACGGCCTGTCGCGTCTCGATCTAATGGACCGGCGCAGCACGACACGAGCCTGGGACGCTGTAAATGCCGGCGATTTCCCGGACGTGGCCGCCTCTATGGCTTACGTGCAGAGCCAGGTCCGGGCTGCCATCGCGGCAAACGGTTGGTACACCGACTTTGTTCACTGGCACTCGGTGTATGACCGTACGCCGGCGGGCCCGATGGATGCGCGCTATTTCGACACGTTCTACGGCGCAGTTGATGAGGCCATAGACAGTGCGGACGTATGGCGAGCAGGAAACAACGAGGCGGCCGAATATTACTGGCTGCGGGGCGCTATCAACAACCTTGGGAGCTACGTCGACAACGATGGCTCGGTGCGTATCGCCGCGAGATTCGCTGACCACAACACCGCCCATACCGATGGTATCCCGAACACGCTGCCGGCGTCGCGTATCCAGACGCCCATATCGATCCGGATCGACCTCGCTGGAACGCCGCTTGCCGGCCAAAACATCACGTGCGAACAGGCTCAGTCCATCCGCAGTCTGGGTAGCGATCAGTGGATCGTCAACATTCGAGCTCGAGAATTCGGAAACGGTTACTACGGTGCAGTTCTGCGCCCCGGCTCTGGGAACTACTACAGCGCAGCCAGGCCGATTCTGACCGCCTCGGGCAGCACAGTCGTTGCTGACCAGCCTTGCAAATTCGTGGTGTGGCGTAAGCCGTACGGCGGAGCAGCTTCATCTGTCGACATGGTTTCGCGAACGGTGGAGTTTGCATTCTCGGTGCAAGTTGCTGCAGTGGACGGCTACGACTACTACGTGGGAGCGATTACCAGAAGCAGAATGAGCAGCGTATTGGATCTGACGTAGTTCTTGACTGCGATCTTTCCGCGCCCGCCTTGAGCGGGCTTTTTTTCGCCCACAGGAGGGGCAAATGGCAGAGCCTACGAGTACCGCGGCCGCACTAGGAGTGGCCGCCGCCGCGACGGGATTGGCGACAGTCCTGCCTGGCGTGGATGGCAACGCATTGATAGGCGCGTTCGCCGGCGCGACCTTGGTCGCACTGCGAAGCACCGAGCCGCGCGTGCTGGCGCGACTGGCATACGCCGCCATCTCGTTTGTGGTCGGGTACATCGCCGTACCAGACATCAACCGGCTGACGCCGATCCATAGCAGCGCCGCCGCCGCGTTTCTGGCCGCCGCGACCGCCGTAGCCGTCGTTCAGATCGGCATCGAGAAATTTCGTGCCCTCGACATCGCGGCCATCTTCCGTAAGGGGGGCTGATATGACGTCCATCGTCGCACTGATCGTTATTGTCGCGAACGCGGCCACGGCGTTGCGGTTGCTGACGTACCAACGGGGGGAGGCCCGCTATCGGTGGTGGGCGAGTCTCGCCGCCTATGTGTTGATCGTCTGCACCGGAGGGGAGGCCCTTTCTGTCGCAGTCAACGGCACGCCCACTTCGATATGGCAGGCCGGCATGAGCGTCGTGCTGGCGTTTCTGGCCCACCCCGCCCGTGGCAACGTGGCACGCATCATCAGGGTGGCCCCATGAGACCGATCGAATTCATCCGACGCGAGATCGACAAGGGGTTGTGCCTACTGCCTGACGCCATGGACTCGCGAGAGGCGGTGCTGATGCTCCTGGCGATCAGCGGGCAGGAGTCGAACTGGGAGCATCGCTGGCAGGTGGTCGACAAGAAGCAGCCAGGGCTCAAGGGGCCGGCGCGCAGTTTCTGGCAGGGAGAGAAGGGGGGCGGGATGGTGCACGGCGTGCGCACGCATCGCGCCTCCCGCGTGCTCGCTGCTGACCTGTACGCGCATTTCAGTGTGCCAGCGACCGACGAGGCGATCTGGATTGCCATCGAGACCAATGATGCACTGGCGGCCGCGCTGGCGCGCTTGCTGCTGTATACGGATCCCGCCCGACTGCCGGCGCTGGGTGACGAGGAGGACGCCTGGGAATACTACCTGCGCCTCTGGCTGCCCGGAGCGTGGACGAACGGCACGCTAGCCAAACGTGCCGAGTTGCGGCAGAAATGGGCGGGGTACTACGCCCAGGCCCTGTCCGAGGTGTCGCTATGAGCGCGCTATCTGCTGTTCTGCGGGGCGGGGAGGGCGGCCGTCTGTCGTTCTGGTGCCCAGGGTGCGGTGAGCCGCATGCGATCCAGGTGTGGGCCGGCCCGGGTCCGCGCTGGGGCTGGGATGGCAATGCCGAGCGCCCGACGTTCACGCCCAGCGTGCTGGTGACCACTGGACACCACGTCCAGGGGTATGCCGGCAGTGGATGCTGGTGCGATTACAACCGCGAACATCCGCCCGAGCCCGGCGAGCGGGTGTTTACGTGCGGCGTCTGCCATTCGTTCGTACGAAACGGCCGGATCGAGTTTCTGAGCGACAGTACTCACGCTCTGGCCGGCCAGACGGTCGACCTGCCTCCGTGGCCGGAGGATCCGTCATGATGACGCCGACCAATCTGATCGTACCTTCGTGGCTGCGCTATGGGGCCGTGGCGGCGATTTCTGCCCTCGTGTCTGGTGCTGGAGCATGGCAGGTCCAGGAATGGCGCCTGGGGGCCAGAATCAGCGTCCAGGCCGCCGACATCGCGAAGGAACGCGAGGACCACGCAGTCGCTGCCCGCACGGCCGACGCAGATCAACGTTTAATCGAATTCAGCAGGATGGAGGTCAACGCCCATGTCACGT